GGCCACCGTGACCACCGCGGACGGGACCGGGTATGCCGGGCCGACCTGTGCGGTGAAGCTGGGGCTGCTGGCGCCGAAGGTGGCCAGGCCGCGGGTGGTCGGCCGGACAGCGCGGCGGACGGTGGAATCCGGGCAGATGGAGCTGGTGGCGTGATGGCCGGCGTGCAGAAGTCCGCCAAGGGCCGCTACTGCGCCCGCAACGACATGGGGCGCCCCATCGGGGAGACGCACCCCATGGCGAAGCTGTCCGACAAGCAGGTGGACCAGATGCACGCTCTGCGCGAGCAGGGCATGGGCGTGTCGGCGATCGCCCGGCAGTTCAAGATCAGCAAATCCCAGGCATGGAAGATCCTGGAAGGCCACAGCCGCGGGCAATGGGCTGCGCGGTGGGTGTTTGAAGAGGGGCAGTGATGGCCGGCAGGCCCAGCAAGTACCGCGACGAGTTCGCCGAGCAGGCGCGCAAGCTGTGCCAGCTAGGCGCGACCGCGCCCGATCTGGCGAGCTTCTTCGGCGTCGCCGTGTCCACTGTGAAGCTGTGGCAGGTGCAGCACAAGGCGTTTTCGGACGCCCTAAAGGTCGGCAAGGCGACCGCGGACAAGCTGGTCGAGCAGTCGCTGTTCCGCCGTGCGCTGGGCTATGAGCACGACGAGGTCGACATCCGGGTGGTCGGCACGAAGCTGGTGAAGACGCCGCTGCGCAAGTACTACCCGCCCGACACGACCGCCTGCATCTTCTGGCTGAAGAACCGCAAGCCGAACGACTGGCGCGACAAGCAGGCCCTGGAGGTCGATGCCGGCAAGGGGCTGGCCGAGGCCATCCTGGCGGCCCGCAAGCGCGCGAAGGCATGACAGCCGACGATCTGGCCCTCGCCGAGGACATGGGCCGCTTCTACGCGGACCCGCTCGGGTTCGTGATGTACGCGTTCCCGTGGGACAGCGACAGCAGCCTGCAGATCGTCCGGCTGCAGGAGCCCTGGGCGAGCCGTTTCGGCTGCGAGTTCGGGCCGGACGCATGGGCCTGCCAGTTCCTTGAAGACCTGGGCCGCGACGTGGCGGCGCGCGGCTTCGATGGCGTGACGCCTGTCGAGCCGATCCAGTATGCAGTGAGCAGCGGCCACGGCATCGGCAAGTCGGCCATGGCCGCATGGCTGACGCTGTGGATCATGAGCACCCGGCCGCACAGCCGCGGCGTGGTGACGGCCAACACCGGCGAGCAGCTGGCCTCGAAGACCTGGGCCGGCGTGTCGGCCTGGAAGTCCCGTTGCATCACCGGGCACTGGTTCGACATCACCACCGGCAAGGGGGCGATGAAGCTGGTGCACAAGCAGCACCCGGACACCTGGCGCGTCGACGCCCAGACCAGCCGCGAGGAGAACAGCGAATCGTTCGCCGGCCTGCACGCAGCCAACAGCACGCCCTGGTATCTGTTCGACGAGGCCTCGGCCATCCCGCCGAAAATCTGGGAGGTGGCCGAGGGCGGCAAGACCGACGGCGAGCCGATGCACTTCGCGTTCGGCAACCCCACGCGGAACACCGGGAGTTTCGCCGAGTGCTTCGGCAAGAACCGGCATCGGTGGAACACGCGGCACATCGACAGCCGCAGCGTCCAGATCACGAACAAGGCCACGCTGCAGGCCTGGGTCGACGACTACGGCGAGGACAGCGACTTCGTGCGCATCCGCGTGCGCGGCATCTTCCCGCGCGCCAGCAGCCTGCAGTTCATCCCGCGCGACCTGGTGGACGTGGCCATGGGCCGGCAGCCGCAGACCACGCGCTGGCTGGGCCTGACGGCAGCCATCGGCGTGGACGTGGCTCGCTTCGGCGGCGACAACTCGGTGATCCGCACGCGGATCGGCCGCGACGGCGCGAGCATCAAGCCCAAGCGCTACAACGGTCTGAACACGATGCAGCTGGCCGCGCGCGTGGCCGAGCACATCAACCACCTGCGCGACCACTACGGCCTGAAGTCGGTCACGTTCGTGGACGGCGGCGGCATCGGCGCCGGCGTGGTCGACCGGCTGCGCCAGCTCGGCTATGAGGTGGTCGAGGTGCAGTTCGGCGGCAAGCCTAACGACGAGCGCAAGTACAAGAACAAGCGCGCCGAGATGTGGGGCGCGGTGAAGGACTGGCTGCCCGGCGGCATCCTCGACAAGGACGAGCAGCTGGCCACCGACCTGACGGCGGTCGAATACGGGTTCACGCCGAGCGACCAGATCCTGCTGGAGCGCAAGGAAGACATGAAGAAGCGCGGCCTGGCCAGCCCGGACGACGGCGACGCGTTGGCGCTGACCTTCGCGCAGCCGGTGCCGGAGTGGGCCGACCCAGGCGACATCCCGTCGGCCGGCGTGAGCCGCAGCCAGGTCCTGGATCACGACCCATACGCCGGCGTGCGCTGAGTCGTCCGTCGTCGTCGCGCGTTTCCTTGTGCGCCAGCCGGCGCAACAGACTGCCGCCCCATGTGCTCGGTCGGCAGCGCCAGCGACACCAGCCTGGCAGGTGGCGCCCCTCAATCGTCGGCCGCCGGTGGCCAGTCCATCGGCGGCGGCGGTAGCTCTGGCTCGACGGGTGGCGGCGGCGCCACCATGTTCGGCCGGCGCGGGACGATCCTGACGGGCGGCGCTGGCGTGGGTGCGGCAGCGCCCACCGCGGCCGCATCGAGTGCGATCACCACCGGCGGAGGCCGTCGTCCTGGCGGCCCGCCCATGATGGAGCACTGACCCGTGTGCAGTTCCTCGCCCAACATCCAGCCGCCACCCCCGCCGGCCCAGGAGCAGAAGCAGCCCGACACCGCCGCGGTGAAGAAGAAGCGCCCGGCGGCCGCATCCGGCGGCGGCACGCTGCTGACCGGCACCGGCGGCGTGCAGCAGGGCTCGCTGAACACCGGCAGCACGACCCTGCTCGGCGGCTGAGCCGCGCCCGGCCGTGACCCCTGACGCCCGCACGCCGATCCAGCGCGCGCTGCACCGCAAGCAGCAGCTGTTCAACGAGCGCAGCTCGTGGATGGAGCACTGGCGCGAGATCAGCAGGCTGCAGGCACCGCGCGCCGGGCGCTACGTGACGACCGACCGCAACAAGGGCGGCAAGAAGCACAACGACATCATCGACAACACGGCGATCTTCGCAGCGCGCACGCTGCAGGCCGGGATGATGAGCGGCATGACCAGCCCGGCGCGGCCGTGGTTCCGCCTGGGCCTGGCCGACAAGGACATGATGGAGGCGCCGGCGGTCAAGCACTGGCTGCACGAGACGGCCCAGCTGCTGCGCAACATCTTCGCGGCCAGCAACCTCTACAACGTGCTGCACACCATGTACGGGGAGCTCGGCCTGTTCGGCACCGCTGCGACGGTGATGCTGCCGGACTACCAGAGCGTGATCCGCATGCAGGCGATGACGGTGGGCGAGTACATGATCGCCACCGACCACCGCGGCCGTGTCAACACGCTGTGCCGCGAGTTCCAGATGACCGCGGCGCAGATGGTCGAGCAGTTCGGCTACGACCGCTGCAGCCAAGCCGTGCGCAGCGCCTGGGACGCGCGCAACTTCGATTCGTGGTTCGACGTGGTGCACCTGATCGAGCCACGGGCCACGCGCAACCCGAAGATGCTGGACGCCCGCAACATGGCATGGTCGTCGTGCTACTTCGAGCCGTCGCAGTCGGGCGGCGACTTCCTGCTGGAGACCGGATTCAAGCGCTTTCCGGCGCTGGTGCCGCGCTGGGACATCACAGGCAACGACATCTATGGCCAGAGCCCAGGCATGGAGTGCCTGGGCGACGTGAAGCAGCTGCAGCACCAGCAGCTGCGCAAGGGCCAGGGCATCGACTACCAAGTCAACCCGCCGCTGGTCGTGCCCAGCAGTTACGCCGAGAAGAAGTCGAGCCGGCTGCCGGGCGGGATCATGTATGCCGACGGCGTGGGCGCCGATCGCACGATCCGCACGGCATTCGAGGTGCAGCTGAACCTGCAGCACCTGACGATGGACATCGAGGATGTGCGCGGCCGCATCCGGGCGGCCTACTACGCCGACCTGTTCCTGATGCTGGCCAACGACACGCGCAGCGGCATCACCGCCACCGAGGTGGCCGAGCGGCACGAGGAGAAGCTGCTCATGCTGGGCCCGGTGCTCGAGCGGCTGCACAACGAGCTGCTGAGCCCGCTGATCGACAACGCCTTCGACACCGCGGCCGAGGCCGGGATCATCCCGCCGGCGCCTCCCGAGATGGAGGGCATGGACATCGAGGTCGAGTACATCAGCACGCTGGCGCAGGCGCAGCGCATGGTGCAGGCGCAGAGCGCCGACCGGCTGGTCACGGCCGTGGGCAACATCGCCGCGGCTAAGGCCGATCCCGCGGTCTGGGACAAGGTCGACACCGACCAAGTGATCGACGACTACGCCGACATGCTGGGCGTGCCGCCGCGCTGGATCGTGAGCGACGACCAGGTGGCCGAGGTGCGCAGCGCGCGTGCGCAGGCGGCGGCCGCGCAGCAGGCGCAGATCGCGGCGGAGAGCATGACCAAGTCCGCGGCCAACGCCGCGCGCGTGCCCACGCAGGGCGGCGAGTCGACCATGGCCACGGACATCCTGAACATGTTCCAGGGCTACAACAGCCCGTCAGCCATCGAGGTGGGCACCCTATGAGCGTCGCAGCCGATCCCGCCTCGGGCGTGCAGACCGTGGCCCTGGACACGAACCTGACCCCGGTCAGCCGCGGCCTCTACGTGGGAGTGACCGGAGACATCGCCGTCATCGCGTCCGATGGCAGCACCGCCACCTTCACCAACGTGCCGGGCGGCACCGTGCTGCCCGTGCGCGTGCGTCGCGTCAACTCGTCGGGCACCACGGCCACCGGCCTGGTCGCCCTCTACTGACAGGAGAGCCACGGCATGAGCAACTGGCTGAACAAGATCCTCGGACGCGGCGAAGGCGCTGCTGATGCTGCGCCGGTGGCGCCATCGTCCTATGCGCCCACCGAGCCGGCCGTCGCGCCGATCGCCGACATCGACCTGAGCCTGGATGTGCTGGTGGCCGAGAACCTGCGCCTCGGCGCGGAGATCGACCGCCTGCGCGAGCGGCGCAAGGCCCTGAAGCCGCTGATCGACCAGAAGGTGCGCGAGCGCGAGCAGGCCGCGCCACTGGGCCCCGGCAGCGCCGTCATCAAGGGGGAGTGACCCATGGCTTCCGGCATCTACCACTCGTTCTTCGAGGACGTCTTCAAGGGCAACATCGACGTCGACACCGACACCTTCTACGGCATGGTGGTCGGTGCGTCCTACAGTTTCAACAAGGACAGCCACAACCGGCGCGACGACATCACCGACGAGGTGAGCGGCACCGGCTACACCGCCGGCGGCCAGGCCGTCACGCTGACGGTCAACTCCATCGACACGGCCAACGACCGCGTCGAGATCACGATCGCCAGCACCAGCTGGACAAGCTCGACGATCAGCGGCGCGCAGCAGCTCATCGTCTACAAGCGCCGCGGCGGCGCGTCCAGCGCCGACGAGCTCGTGTGCTGCGTCGACAACGGCAGCACCGTCAGCACCACCAGCGGCACGCTGCAGGCCACCGCCAGCACGATTCGCGTGCAGAACTGAGGAGTATCGACATGAAGCGCTGGGCCTTCACCAATCTGGTCCTGACCGAGGATCAAGAGCGCGTGCCGCTGGTGGCGCCGTACACCAACCCGGCCGATCCGACCGCACCGAAGATGAATGTCTACAGCAACGACACCGAAGATCGGTGCGTATGCTTGTGCGCGTTCCCGAACCTCGCAGATGTCAGCGAAGACCCGAATGTCTTCGTCTTCCCTGACGTTCCGCTTGGCGTGCAGTGGTCGACCATTCCGCAGGTTGACCGAACCGCCATCGCAGCAAAGATCCGAGCCTTCGGGTTCGCCTTCCAGCCGCACGGAACCATGTCCATCAAGCAGGTGATCGAGCTGGCCGTGCACGAAGTGCAGCCCGTGGTCAACGTCGAAACCCAGGACATCTACGACCCCTACGGCTGAGGCTGACGGGTGGCGACTTTCTGGCGCGGGTTCGACGACCCGGACGGAATCAGCGACTGGACCGAGGTTCCACTAACGTCCGGCCACACCTATCCCGCGTGGTCGGTCGTCTCTACGAACCAGCTGCAGGCCACCAGCGCCAGCAGCCACAACACAGCCTTCGTCTGGGACGACATCGACGCGGATGGTGACCGCGACGACTTCGAGGTTTTGTGCCAGGTCTACGTCGATTCCACGTCGACGACTGCGCGCTACCTGGGCGGCCGGATTTCAACGTCAGGCAGCTCGCGCACAGGCTATGCCGTGCGCGTTCGGTCGAACTCGATCGACACGTACAGATTCAACGGGTCGACCTATACCGCCATCACCAATGGCGTATTCAGCGTCACCTCGGGGACCTGGTGCTGGGTGCGCTTTCGGGTCAACGGCTCGACGGTGCAGGCTCGCGTGTGGGCCGATGGAGATAGCGAGCCAGGCACCTGGCAGTGCAGCGCTACCGACACGACCTACGCGACGGCAGGTCACGTCGGGGCCATCAAGGGCGCCAACACCAGCACTCAGCTCTGGCGACGGTTCGGCGTTGGCACCAACGGCGACACGGCGCCGTCCAGCTCCGGCGGCACCGACGGCACGATCACCGGCGCCACGCTCACCGCCACGGCATCGCTGATCCCGGGCGCGCTTTCCGGCACCAGCAGCGCCACGATCGCCGGCACCACGATGACGGCCGCGGCCTCGCTGGTGCCTGGTGCGCTGCAGGCCGGCTCGACCATCGCCGGCCAGACGCTGAGCGCGACCGCGTCGCTGATCCCTGGCACGCTGATTGGCGAGGGCGGCGCCACGCTGGCCGGGCAGACCTTGAGCGCCACGGCTTCGCTCATCCCTGGCGAGCTGCAGTCCACCGGCAACGCCCAGGTGCTGGCCGGCACCACGCTGTCGGTGGCGTCCAGCATCATCGTCGGCGAGCTGCGCGCCGGCTCGACGCTGCCAGGCCAGACGCTGACGGCCTCGGCCTCTCTTATCCCCGGCGTCCTGTTCGACTCGTCGCTGACCTCTGGCCTGCGGCACTCCAAGCTGCACATGCGCATCGGCATCGGTATTTGAGCCTGCGCGGCCGGCGTTTCCTTGTGCGCAGGGGCGGCTTCCAGAATGCCCGCGACCTGCCATGGATGACGCCGATCTTCTGGACCCAAGCCAGCCGCAGCCCGACAAGGCTGCGCAGCGCGCCCAGCAGACCGAAGACATGAAGTGGCTGGCCGGTCACCCTCAGGGTCGGCGCATCGCGTGGCGACTGCTGGAGCGGGCCGGCGTCTTTCGGAGCACGTTCAACACCAACGCGATGACGATGGCGGCGAACGAGGGCACGAGGTCGCTGGGCCTGTTCCTGCTGGACGAGCTGCTTGACGCATCGCCGGGGGTGTTGACGCGGATGATGCAGGAGCACCGTGGATGACGACCACGACCACGCAGGACGCCGGCGCAAGCACCCAGTCAGCCGGGGGAGAGCAAGGCACGACCACTGCACCCGCAAACGCGGGCGCAGCCGATACCACGAGCGCGGCGGCCGCCGACTCGACCACCTCCACCACGACCGAGTCCAATGGCACCCCGGGTGACGCCGGCGCTGCCGCCGGCGAGGCGAAGAAGGAAGGCGGCGAGACCGAGGCCATCGAGTACGAGGTCACGGCACCCGAAGGGATCGAACTGGACGCCGCCTCGGTGGATCAGTTCAAGGCCCTGGCCAAGGAACTGAACCTGCCCAAGGACAAGGCCGAGCAGCTGGCCGCCATCGCTGTGCAGCGAGAGGTGGCGCGCCGCCAGGCCTTCGAGCAGCAGATCCAGGACTGGCGCGACCAGTCGCAGGCCGACCCGGAACTCGGCAAGGACGAGAACCTGGCGGCCGCACGCAAGGCCATCGACACCTTCGGCACGCCCGAGCTGAAGGCCATGCTGGACACGAGCGGGCTGGGCAACCATCCCGAAGTCATCCGGCTGGCTATGAAGGTCGGAAAGCTCATCTCCGAGGACTCGTTCGTCCAGGCCAACCGGCCCGGCGCAGGCGCGCCGAAGTCGCTGGAGGAACGCATGTACCCCACCAACGCCACCCACTGAACTGAGGTCCCATCATGGCCACGATGCCCAACAAGTCCGGCGCCGTCACCCTTCTGGACGTCGCCAAGTCCCTCGACCCCGATGGCAAGGTCGCGGCGGTTGCCGAGCTTCTGTCGCAGACCAACGAGATCCTGCTCGACATGCCCTTCTACGAGGGCAACCTGCCGACCGGCCACCGCGGCGGCATCCGCACCGGCCTGCCGACGGCGGTCTGGCGCAAGCTGTACCAAGGCGTGCCGCCCAGCAAGTCGCTGCGCGCGACGGTCGAGGACTCCTGCGGCATGCTGGAGACCCGCTCGGAGGTCGACAAGGATGTGGCCGAGCTCAACGGCAACACCGCGGCATTCCGCCTGAGCGAGGCGCAGGCCTTCGTCGAAGGCATGAACCAGTCGTTCGCCGAGGCGCTGATCTACGGCGACGCGTCGCTCAACCCCGAGCAGTTCAACGGCCTGGACGTGCGCTACAAGGCGCTGACCGGCACCATCGGCCAGAACGTGATCTCGGCCGGCGGCGCCAGCTCCGACAACACCAGCGTCTGGCTGGTGGTCTGGGGCAAGAACACGGTGCACGGCATCTACCCGAAGGGCAGCAAGGCCGGCCTGAGCCACGACGACCTGGGCCTGATCGACGCCTTCGACTCCAACAACAACCGGTATCGCGCATACGCCGACCACTGGCAGTGGAAGGGCGGCGTGCACGTCAAGGACTGGCGCTACGTCGTGCGAATCTGCAACGTCGACGTGTCCGACATGACCGGCCTGACCGGCACGCAGGCCACCAGCACGGCCACCTTCCTGCCCAAGCTGATGATCAAGGCGATGGCGCGCATCCCGTTCATGGGCATGGGCACGCCGGTCTTCTACGCCAACCGCTCGGTCAAGGAGATGCTGGGCATCATGGCCATGGACCGCAACCAGAACGTGCTGTCCATCCAGGCCGCGGCGCAGGAGTTCGGCACGATCGCCCCGGGCTCGGTCAACAACGGCACGCTGCGCATCCTCGGCGTGCCGATCCGCACGGTCGACCGCATCGACGAGACCGAGGCCACGATCTCCTGATCGCCACCTGACCAAACGAGGACATCAACATGCTTGTCGATTCGCAACTCGAGTTCTCCGACGGCCAGGCCGTCACGTCGACCGCGATCAGCTCCAACGTCATCGACCTGCGCACCCTGGGCGCCGGCGCCGGCAGCGATGTCGGCCCGAACACCACGGTGGACATCGGCCAGGGCGAGGACGTCTACCTGGTCGTGCAGACCCGCACCGCGGCAACCGACACCAGCAGCGACGCCACGCTGACGATCACGCTGGAGTCGGACAGCGCGGTGGGCCTGAACAGCGCGCCGACGGTGCACTTCAGCACCGGTGCGCTGGCCTTCGCCGCCTTCTCGCCGGCCGGCACGCGGCTGGTGACGCTGAAGCTGCCGTCGGCGCTGTACCAGCGCTACCTGGGCCTGCGCTACACCGTGGCCAGCGGCCCGCTGACCGCCGGCAACTTCGACGCGTTCCTGACGCTCGACCCGGCCGGCGTGCGCCGCACCTACGCCAGCGGCTTCTCGGTGCAGTAAGCCATGGCTGGCGTCGCTCGCAAGGTGGTCGGCATGGCGGTGGCCCAGAAGAAGGGCCACTACCCCACGCCGGACGGTCGCATCCGCAAGGTCGACCTCGGCGAGGTCTTCCAGGTGCTGGAGGGGCTGACGAAGTCCCGCTGGTTCACCCTGCTGAAGGACGCCAAGGAACGCCAGCCCGGCGAGCGGCTGCCGGTGCAGCCCGAGCTGGAAGAAGGGCAGCGCCCGCCCGGCGCCGGCCCGAAGCCTGGCTCGACTGACCCGGTGGCCGACGGCTGATCTCCGGGACGCACACGCAGTTGCCACCCCAAGGGCCGCCATCGTGCGGCCCTCTTTTCTGAGGAGCAGCACATGCCCGCATTCGAAGGCGACAAGCCGACCATCACGCTGACGCCGTCGCAGGTTGCTGCGCTCGGCATCACCGAGCGGCCGGCCGTCGGCGCCGCGATGTCTTTCCTGGTCATCGCCAGCGTCGAAAGCTCTGGTCACCAGATCCGCCCCGGCGATGTCTCGATCATGCTGCGGCTGCGCGTCGACGGCATGACCCCGATCGAGGGCGAGTGACATGGCCAGCGCGGCGGACATCTGCAACATCGGGCTGAGCCACATCGGCGCCGATGCCGTGGTGGTGTCGATCAGCCCGCCTGACGGCAGCGTCGAGGCCGGTCACTGCGCGCGCTTCTACAAGATCGCGCGCATGGAGGTGATCGACCTGGGCGACTGGGCGTTCACGAAGCACCGGGTGCAACTGTCCCAGGTGTCCAACGACAGCCAGGCCTGGGACTACGCCTACGCCAAGCCTTCGGACATGGTCAGCCCGCTGCGCATCTTCCAGGATGGGCAGACCGACGAGGCCACCAGCGCCGATTTCGTGGTGGATGGCCAGGTGATCCGCACCAACGCGGCCGATGCGGTGCTGCTCTACAAGCGGGACATCACCGACACCACCAAGTTCCCGCCGCGCTTCGTCACCGCCATGGGAAAGATCATGGCCGGCTACCTGGCCGGGCCGCTGATCAAGGGCCTGGAAGGCGCGAACGTCGGGATCAAGTGGCTGCAGGCCGGCCGCGATGAGGCCGCCATGGCGCAGGCCTCCGACGCCAACCACGGTCAGCACGACGCCCACGACGTGGTGCCCTCCAGCATCGCGGCCAGAGCATGAGCCAGCGCGCGCTGTTTCGCTCGTTCGCAGGCGGCGAGATCACGCCCGAGCTGCTTGGCCGCCTGGACCTGGGCAAGTTCCAGACCGGCCTTGCCCGCTGCCGAAACTTCGTGACGCTGCCGCACGGACCGGCCAGTCGCAGGCGCGGCTTCCGGTATATCGCCGAGGCGGCGACATCGACCAAGGCCACGCGGCTGATCCCGTTCGCCTACAGCGCCGAGCAGACCGCGGTGCTGGAGTTCGGGCACCTGACGGTGCGCTTCTTCGTCAACGGGGAGGTTGTGCTCGAGGCCTCGAAGGCATGCACGGCGACGGGCAGCACAGTCAGCTGCGCCAGTCACGGCTATGCCACCGGCGACGACGTCTTCATCGGCGGCCGCTTCGTACGCGTCACGGTCACCGGCAGCGGCACCTACACGGCGGCCGACCGCTGGGGCAACGCAGTGACGCTGACCGGCGCCACCAGTTGCGCCAGGGTCTACACGCTGGAGACGCCCTACGTGGCGGCTGACTTGTTCGGCATCCACTACGCCCAGGATAGCGACGTGCTCACGCTGGTGCACCCGAGCTACCAGGCGCGCGAGCTGCGACGCCTCGGGGCCGCCAGCTGGTCTCTGGACGTGATCAGCTTCGCGCCTTCGGCCACCGTGCCAACCGGCGTTGGCGTGACGCCGACCATCGGCACGGCCGGCAACGAGAGCCCACAGAACTACTGCGTGACGGCGATCGGAGCCGACGGCATCACCGAATCGCTGCCGTCCCTGGTGGTCAGCACCAGCAACAACCTGTCGGTGGCCGGCAACTACAACACCCTGGCCTGGTCGGCGGTCAGCGGCGCCACCGGCTACAACGTCTACAAGTCGCGCGGCGGGGCCTTCGGCTACATCGGCCAGACCACCAGCCTGAGCATCGTCGACGACAACGTGTTGCCCGACACCGCGAAGACGCCGCCGCAGAACGTCTACACGCTGAACGCCGACCCTGACACCTATCCGTCGGCAGTCACCTACCACGAGCAGCGCCGCTGGTTCGCAGGCTCCAACGCTGGCCCGCAGAACGTCTGGGCCACGCGCAACGGCACCCAGAGCAACCTGACCTCGAGCGTCCCGAGCCAGGACGATGACGGCATGCAGTTCCGCATCCAGGCGCGGCAGCAGAACGCGATCCGCCACCTGGTGCCGCTGTCCGACCTGATCGCCTTGACCGTCGGCGGAGAGTTCCGGCTGTTCGCCGACAACGCGCCAGCCATCACGCCCAGCACGCTGAGCATCAAGCCGCAAGGTGCCAGCGGCGCCAGCAACGTGCAGCCGGCGCTGACCAGCGGGTCGATCCTCTACGTGCAGAGCCAGGGCTCGCGGGTGCGTGAGATGGCCTACAACTGGCAGAACAACGCCTATGCGTCGATCGACATCTCGATCATGGCGCCGCACCTGTTCGATGGCCGCACGGTGGTCGACATGGCCTACGTGCGCGCGCCGATGCCTTCGCTGTGGTGCGTTCGGTCCGACGGCACGCTGCTGGGCATGACCTACGTGCCCGAGCAGCAGGTGTACGGCTGGCACCGGCACGACACGCCCGGCCGCTTCGAAAGCGTGTGCGTTGTCAGCGAGGGGCTGGAGGACGCCCTGTATGCCGTGGTGCAGCGCACGATCAACGACCGCCCGGTGCGCTACATCGAGCGCCTGGAGTCGGCCTACTACGTGGAGGCCGTCGCCGACACCGAACCGGCGCCGGTGTACTTCGACGCGCTGATGGCCAACGACACGCTGGTGACGGTGCCCGCGCACGCGGCCGGCGACATGATCATCGTCATCCGGCGCGGCGGGTTCTCCGGGGATGGCCCGCCAGCGCTGCTGCCGGGCTTCACCAACATCATCACGGGCACGGCGACCTTCCCATACTCAGCGCGCGCCCAGTACATCACCGACACGGACAACACCGTGACCTCGGTCAGCAACTCGGCTGGGGTCACCTGCCAGTTCCTGATCATCAGCGGCGGCGGATCGGTCGGTGCTGCAGGCCACCTCAACAGCGAAAGCTCAGCCTCACCGATCGCATTTCCTGACCTGGCGCTGACGGTCGACGACGGTTCCTCGAGCGTGGTCGGCGTGGTGCTGATGAACCAGCAGCGCACCATCGCGAACCCGGCCGGCATGGACCTGATGCTGCAGAACTACACGCCGACCAACTTCGGCGGCGGCGAGTTCTCGAGCTGGATCATGGAGGGCGCGACAGAGTTCGCGGGTGTCGAGACCACCTTCTCCGGTGGCGGCGCCTACTGGCACACGATCGCCTTCGAGATCCTGCCACCGGGCAGCAGTGGCGGCGGCGGTGGCGAAGAGGAGAGCAGCACCGACCTCGACCGCAACGACTTCTACGTGGACAGCGGGCTGACCTACCGCGGCGAGGCGGCCGACGAGATCACCGGCCTGCATCACCTGGAGGGTGAGACGGTGCAGATCCTGGCCGACGGGGCCGTGCACCCGACGCGCACCGTCACGGGCGGCGCGATCACGCTGCAGGGCGAGTACAGCCTGGTGCACATCGGGCTTGGCTACGAGAGCGACCTGATCACGCTGCCGGTGACGCTCGAAGCGGCGGCCAGCGGCCAGGGCCTGCAGAAGAACGTCAACGGGGTGCGCATCAAGGCCGCCACCAGCAGCGCCATCAAGGCTGGGCCGTCGTTCGCCAAACTCACGCGCAACGACGACCGCAACGTCAGCGACCCCTACGATTCCCCGCCGAGCCTGCGCACCACCGAGTTCCGCTTCGCCATCGGCCCGAGCTGGAACCCGGACGGCCAGGTGTGCATCCGGCAGGACCTGCCGCTGCCGGCCACCATCCTGTCGATGGCGATCGATGTCGCGGCCGGCGGTTGAGTTCGCCGAGGCGAACGCTGGCCACGCCCAGGCGCTGGTGCGCGCGCTGCGGCAGCAGGATCGCGCCGAGCTCGACGCCTCGGGCCAGACCGACCACCTGGCGGCCGTCTGGCAAAGCGTCGAGCAGTCGGACTGGGCCGTGGCCGCCTATGTCGACGGGCAGCTGGTATGCCTGTTCGGCGTGGCCGCGCACGCGGCGCGCGGCACCGGCGTGCCGTGGATGCTGGGCACCGACCTGGTGGCGCAGCAGCGGCGTTTCCTTCTCCGGCTGGCGCCTACCTACATTGCCCGCATGCTGGCGGCCTACCCGCGGCTGTTCAACGCGGTGCACGCCAGGAACACCGTGTCGGTGCGCTGGCTGCGGCACGTCGGGTTTCGGCTCCACCCGTCCCAGCCGCACCCCCGCACCGGCGAGCCGTTCATTCCCTTCGAGATGACGCGATGAACGACCTGGCCGGCATCACCAGCGGCGCCGTCACCAACCTGTCCCGCGCGCAGATCCTGCGGCTGCAGGACGAGGTCATGCGGCTGTCGCAGATCGAGCCGCCGACGCGGCACTTCTTCGCGCCCGGGCTCTACGGGCGAGAGATGTTCGCGCCGGCCGGCTCAATCGTCGTCGGCAAGATCCACCGGCTGGACCACATGTGCGTGGTGCTGGGCGACATCAGCGTCTTCTCGGTCGACGCCGGGCTGCGGCGCATCACCGGCTGCGAGACCTTCATCAGCCGCGCCGGCACGAAGCGCGCGCTGCTGGCGCACGCCGACACCTGGTGGACGACCTTCCATCCCAATCCCGACGACGAGCGCGACCTCGAGCGCCTGGAGCAGCGACTGATCGCGCCCGACTTCGAGGCGCTGGACGCGGACCTGGCGCAGCGCGCGAAGGATCTGCAGGAGGCCATCGCACCATGAGCTACTTCGTCACCGCCGCGGTCATCATCTCGGCCGCCACCACCGCCTACAGCTACCAGCAGCAGAGCAAGACGAACAAGGCGATCGCGAAGAACAACGCGGTCATGAACGAGTACGCCGCGCAGGATGCCGAGCGCCGCGGCGAGAAGGACGCGCAGGAGGTCCAGCGCAAGGCCGCCGCGCTCAGGGGGCGCCAGCGCTCGCTGATGGCCGCGCGCGGGCTGGACCTGAACGTGGGCACGGCCGCCGACATCGTCGACGAGACCGACTTCTTCGCGCGCGAGGACGTGGCCACCGCGCGCACGAACGCCGCGAAGGAGGCCTGGCGCTACCGGGTCGCCGGCCAGCAGGGCATGTCGGTGGCCAGCGCCGAGTCGCAGCAGGCGAACCTGAAGTCCTTCTCGACCCTGCTCGGCGCCGCCGGGTCGGTCGAGGACCGCTGGTATCAGCGCAACCGGGGGGGCTGACCATGCCGCGTGTGCCAACCTACGGCGGCCCGCAGGTCCAGGAGCGCGCGCTGCAGCCGGTGCTGCAGGGTCCGGTCGATGTCAGCAGCGGCACGCGCGCGCTTGGCCAGACCGTGGCGCACCTGGGCGACATCGCCGACCGGCGCCAGCGGCAGGAGGCCGAGGCCGAGGCCAACCGGATCGACACCGAGATCACAGCCGGGTGGCTGGAGTGGGACTCGGCCAACCGGCCCAAGTACCGCGGCCAGAACGTCAAGGGCTACGAGGCCGAGGCCGCGAAGTGGTGGGACGACGCGCGCACCAAGTACGGCGCCAGTGCCAGTCCCCTGGCGCGCCAGGCCGTCGGCACCGCGCTGGGCCGCAAGCGCAACCAGGCGCTGGCCTCGGTGGGCGGCTACGTCAGCGCCGAGACCGAGCGCCACGCCGACGAGCAGGCCGAGGCTGCCGCGCAGACCACGATCGAGTTCGGCATCGACACCAACGACACCGCCGGCGCAGGGCAGCGGGTGCGCGAGATCGCGGCGCTCAAGGGCGCCCGCAAAGGCTGGACCACCGAGCAGGTGCAGGCCGAGCAGCAGCGGCTGCTGGGCACCATGCACCTGGCCTACATCACCCGGCTGGCCGAAGCTGACCCGGTGAAGGCGCAGGCCTACTTCGACGCCAACCGAGGCGAGATCCCGGCCGTGGCGCAGGGCCGGGCCGAGGCCATGCTCAAGGGCGAGGTCGACAACCAGGCCGCGCAGCAGTTCGCCGCCGGCGTGGCCGGCAAGCCGCTGGCCGAACAACTGGCCGCGGCCGCCGACATTTCGGACCCGCAGCGGCGCGAGAAGACGCTCCAGCAGATCCGCAACAACCACGCCATGGTCGAGCAGGCGCGGCGCGAACGCGAGGGCGCGGCGGCCGACCAGGCGTGGCAGCTGGTGGGGCAGGGAAAGAAGGTGCCCGAGCTGGTGCTGCTGCAGATGGACGGCAAGAGCCGCGTGCAGCTGCAGGACTACCTGCGCGACCGCGCGAAGCAGGCCGCCACCGGCGCCAGCGTGAAGACCGACTGGCCGACCTACATCGACCTGCGCGAGCGGCTGGCCGCCGGCGAGAAGGTCGACCTGCGCCCCTACGCCACCAAGCTGGCGGGCCCGCAGCTCGAGCAGCTGCTGGACATCCAGACCAAGGCGGCCGACGCCAAGAGCCCGAAGCAGGACAGCATGCTGACCGACGAGCAGCGCATCGGCGCGGCGCTGGTGGGGCTGGGCATCGACAAGGGCAAGAGCCCGGAGGAGGCCGGGCGCTTCACGGCCGAGGTGGACCGCCGGGTGCGCGCAGAGTCGGCGGCGCGCGGCGGCAAGGACCTGACCGCGGACGAGAAGCAGAAGGTGATCGACTCGGTGACGATGGACAAGGTCTACGTCGACGAGTGGGGCCGCGACCCCGAGAAGCCGCTGTCGCTGCTGACGCCTGACCAGCTGGGCAAGGCCTACGTGAAGTCGGGCGGCCGCAACGTGCCGCTGGCCTCGGTGCCGGCCACTGACCGCCAGCAGATCATCCAGGCCCTGCGGGCCGTCGGCCGGCAGCCGACCGAGCAGGCCATCGTCGACCTGTACCTGCGCGGCAAGAACGCGCGCGCTTCATCCGGCACCGTGCGATGACCGACTACCTTGCGCTGGCCCGCGGCCAGCAGCCGCAGGACGCGGCGCCGGACGACGCCGGCAACCCCTACGCCGCGCTGGTGCGCGAGGATCAGCAGGCCCAGCAGCAGCTGGCGCGCACCGTGGTCGAGCACGCGCTGACCGGGTCGCCCGAGGCCGCCGCCGAGCGCCAGCGCCTGGCCAACACCAGCGGCCTGCCGCTGCGCGTGGTTGAGCGCAACCTCGAGGAGGTGCGGCGCAAGGAGCAGCTGCGCGCGCTGGACCTGATGCGCATGGCCCAGGATTCGCCGGTGCTGGCGCGGCAGCTGGTCGACCCGGCCTTCACGACCGTGGCTGTCGACGACCTGGGCACTCTGGCCAGCCTGGAGACCGCCGTCGGCAAAGCGGTGCGCTACGTGATGGGCGCGGCGCCTGGCGGCGGCATGGTGGGCGACCTGCGGGCGTCGCTGTACCGCGGCGCGGCAGGCTTCGCTGGCGCCAAGATGGCCGCGGTCGACGTCGTGGAGCCGTGGGCGCGCCTGGTGGCCGGCGACGACAACTGGTTCGCCGGCATGTCGCGCTACTACGGCGAGCAGGCCCAGGCTGCCACCGGCATGGCCGAGCGCCTGAGCCCGCCTGGCGGAGGCGTGCTGTCGTCGGGCGTGTCGTCCGGCGTGCAGTCGCTGGGGCAGAACCTGAAATACCTGCCGCTGGCCTTCACCGGCCCCGGCGGCGCGGCGGCCGCGCTGGGCGGCATGGTGATGGAGAGCTTCGGCGCCAGCTACGGCAAGGCGGCCGACAAAAACCTGCCGCTGTGGCAGAGCCTGGGCTACGCCAGCGCCGACGCCATGGTCGAATACTGGACCGAGAAGATCCCCATGGATGCGCTGATCGGCGGCATCCGGCAGGGCGCGCCGTTCATCAAGGCCCTGGGCAAGCAGCTGGCGCTCGAGATCCCGGGCGAGCAGCTGGCCACCGTGCTGCAGGATCTGAACGAGTGGGCCACGCTCAACCCCGGCCGGCCGTTCGTGGACTACCTGGCCGACCGGCCGGACGCCGCGGCGCAGACGCTGATCGCCACCGTGATCGGCACCGGCGGCAACGTCATGGTGGCGCACGGCGCGGCGCGCGTGATCGACGCCACGCTCGGCAGCAACGCCTGGCGGCAGAACATCACCGCCGGCTTCCAGTCCATGCTGGACGAGCAGATGGCCCTGGCCGGCCAGTCGCTGCTGCGCGAGCGCAGCCCCGAGCAGTTCCGGGCCATGGTGCAGCGCGTGGTCGACGCCAACGAAGGCGCGCCCAAGGTCGTCTACGTCGACGGCGAGGTGCTCAACCAGATGCCGGCCGAGGTGCTCGAGGCGCTGCCGGCCGAGGTGCGAGAGCAGATCCCGGCCGCGGCCGCCGCCGGCGCCGCGGTGGCCATCCCGATGGCCGACGTGCTGACGACTGCCCCCGGCACGCCGCTTGAGGCGGCGCTGGCCGAGCACGCGCGCATGGACCCGTTCGCGCTGTCGCCGGCCGAGGTCAAGGCCGCCGGTGACCAGGCGGCCGCGCTGAAGCTGCAGGCCGAGCGCGTGGTGCAGCAGGCATCCGACCAGGAGGCTTGGCGGCAGTCGGCCGAGGCGGTGCGCAGCGGCATCGAGGCGCAGATCGCCGCCACCGGCCGCTACCGGCCCGCGGTGGCCGAGGGCATGAGCCACTGGGCCGGCGCCTTCTACAGCACCATGGCCGCGCGCACCGGCATGACGCCGGAGCAGTTCGCCGCACAGTACCCGCTGCGCATCCTGGCCGAGGCCAGCCAGCCGGCCCCTGCCGGGCAGGAACTGGACCAGCCATTCCGCCGCACCCCGGAGTTCGATGCGTGGTTCGGCGCCAGCAAGGTGGTCGACGAGGCCGGCGCGCCGCGCGTGATGTACCACGGCACCGGGGCGGACTTCGACACCTTCCGCGGCCAGCAGGCTGGCGCCATCTTCCTGACGCCGGAGCCGATCTTCGCGCAGGCCTACGGCGACACCGGCGCGAAGTGGCTGCAGGCCCGGGGCCAGGACGGCGCGGCCAGGATCATGCCGGTCTTCGTCAAGGCCGAGAACCCGTTCGACTACGAGAACCCGGCGCACCGGCAGCAGGTGATCGAGGCGGCGCTGGCCGCCAGTGGCACCGAGAACGGCGCCGGCGAGCGCGTGATCAGCAACCCGGACGGCACGCCCAGCCTCTACTCGGCCGGCGTGCTGGATGCCGGGCTGGCCGACCCGGGCGAGGGCGGGAACTGGCTGCTGATCGAACAGCCTTGGTTCCAGGAAGCTGTCCGCGCCGCCGGCTTCGACTCCTTCTACGTCAACGAGGGCGGGTTCAAGAACCTGGCCGTCTACGACCCCGCGCAGGTCAAGTCGGCGATCGGGAACCGGGGCGCGTTCGACCCGAGCAGCGCGAGCATCCTGGAGCAGCCAGCCCGCGGCACCTTCAACCCCCGCACCCTCGAGCTCGTCCTGTCGCCGACGGCGGACCTGAGCACGTTCTTCCACGAGACCGGGCACTTCTACCTCGAGGTGCTGGCCGACGTCGCCAGCCAGGCCAATGCCCCGCAGCAGGTGGCAGACGACATGGCCGCGGTGCTGAAGTGGTTCGGCGTCGAGAGCCTGGGCGCATGGCAGGCCATGACGCTGGAGCAGCAGCGCCAGTATCACGAGCGCTGGGCCGAGAGCATCGAGCAGTACCTGATGGAGGGCAAGGCGCCGAGCGCCGAGCTGGCGCCGCTGATGCGCCGGTTCCGCGCGTGGCTGGTGGCGGCCTATCGGTCGCTGAAGGCCTTCCTGGCGGGCCGGCCCGATGCCGCGGCCATGCCGCTGAACGACGACATCCGCCGCGTGATGGACCGGCTGCTGGCCACCGACGAGCAGATCGCACAGGCCGAGGAAGTGGCCGGCATGCTGCCCGACGAGGAGGCCACGGCCGCCGCGCTGGAGCGCCAGCAGGCCCGCAGCATGCGCGACCTGAAATGGACGGTGCGCGCGCGCGACAAGGTGATCGTCGGCATCCAGAAGCAGGCCGAGGCTGAGCGTCGCCGCGTGCGCATGCAGGTCCGATCCGAGGTGATGAGCCAGCCCGTCTATCGGGTGTGGCAGTTCCTCACCGGCAAGGGCGACCAGGTGGACACTGCGCCGCCGATGGTGAAGCAGGGCGCGACGCGCGAGCTCGACGTCACGAAGGACAGCCTGCTGGTGGCCGTCGCCAAGCTGGGTGGCATTGCCCGTGAATCGGCCATGCGCGACCTGGGCGTGGCCGAGGATCAGTTCAAGGTCGAGTCGGGCGTCTTCGGCGCCACGGTCTTCCGCAAGGATGGCGGCCGCAACGCCGACGACATGCGCGAGCTGCTGACCGAGCACGGCTACCTGCGGCAGTTCGACGAGTTCGGGCGCACCGAACTGCGCGAGCTGGAGGACCTGATCGCCGAGGAGATCGGCGGCGCGCCGCAGTACAGCATGAGCTTCGACTACAGCAACTTCCTGGGCGATGGCCCGCGGGAAACGCTGCCGGTCTATGCCGCCTTCGGCAAGCTCGACACCGACGTGCTGCGCGGCTGGTTCGGCACGGCCGACGATGCGCTGTGGCGCCGGCTGTCAGAGCGCCGCATGACCAGCGACAAGGCCGGCGTGCACCCCGACGTGGTGGCCGATGCCTTCGAGTTCACCGATGGGCGCGTCATGGCCGAGGCCCTGGCCGCAGCCCGGCCTCCGCGCGAGGTGATCGAGGAGCTGACGGAGCAGCGCATGCTTGAGGAGCATGGCGAGCTGGTCGACGAGCGCGCCATTCAGGAGGCCGCGAACGAGGCAGTGCACAACGAGGCCCGGGCCCGCGCGCTGGCCACCGAACTGCGCGCCCAGGCCGACCTGCTGGGCCAGCGTGAGGACACCGGCCAGACCAACGCCGGCGGCGCGCGCATCACGGTCAACGCCATGGCCGAGGCGGCGCGGCAGTTCGGCGCCGGCATCGCTGCGCGCACGGTGCTGAAGGATCTGCGCGACCGGATCTGGCAGCACACCGCGGCCGAGCGCAGGGCTGCCGGGCGGTGGCAGACGGCCACGGCCGCCGGCCAGACGCAGGAGGCGGTGAAGGCCAAGCAGGACCAGGTGCTGAACAACGCCGCGGCGCGCGCGCTGGTCGAGGCCAAGGACGAGGCGGCCCGGATCCTCGAGTTCTTCCGCCGCGTCACCAAGGGCGGCAACGAGAAGACCGTCGAGCGCGGCCGCGACGCGGACATCGTCAACGCGGCGCGCGCGGTGCTGGCGGCCTACGGAGTCGACACCGGCACCACCCGGGCGGCTGGCGACTACCTCGCCAAGCTGAAGACCAACGACCCGGAGACCTGGAACGTGGTGGCCCCGATGGTGGACGACGCCACCCAGGCCGCGCAGCCGCTGCAGGCGCTGACGATCGAGCAGCTGCAGGGCCTGCACGAGCAGGTGCAGGCGATGTGGCACCTGGCACGCCGCAGCCGGCAGCTGGAGGTCGACGGCAACCTGATGGACATCGAGGACGCGGCTGCCGAGCTGTCCGCGCGCATGGCCGAGATCGGCGTGCCGGCCGAGGCGCCGGGCGAGCGCAGCGCGGTGACGCGCGAGCAGGAGCGCGTGCGCTGGCTGCAGTTCGCCGGGTCGCTGCTGCGCCGCACCGAGCAGTGGGCCGAGGCCATGGACGGCAAGTATGGCGGCCCGTTCCTGCGCTATGTCTTCCAGCCGGTGAAGGACGCGGCCGACCGCTACCGCGCCGACCGCATCGCCTTCCGCCGGAAGTTCCAGGGCCTGGTCGACGCCGTGGCGCCGCACATGCAGCAGCGGCTGATCGAGGCGCCGGAACTGGGCTACACCTTCGGCCGCGGCCACAACGGCATCGGCATGGCCGAGCTGCTGCACGCCATCCTGCACACCGGCAACGAGAGCAACAAGCGCAAGCTGCTGCTGGGCAGGAAGTGGGCGACGGCCGCCGACCCGACGCAGGCTGACGGCGAGATCGACACCAGGCGCTGGGACGAGTTCATCGACCGGCTGATCCGCGAGGGCGTGCTGCGTCGCGAGCACTTCGACTTCGCGCAGGGGGTGTGGGATCTGCTCGAGGAGACCAAGCCGCTGGCCCAGGCCGCGCACCGCGACGTCTTCGGCACCTACTTCGATGAGATCACGGCCAGCCCGGTGACCAACGCGCTGGGCACCTGGCGCGGCGGCTACGTGCCGGCGCAGGCCGACCCGCTGATCGTCGACGACGCCAGCCTGCGCGCGCTGGCCGAGGCCGAGAACGAGAGCATGGCCTACTCGTTCCCGGCGACGAATCGCGGGTTCACCAAGGGCCGCGTCGAATACAACCGGCCGCTGAAGCTGGACCTGCGCACGATCCCGCAGCACCTGGACAAGGTGCTGCTGTTCAGCCACATGGAGGCGCCGGTGCGCGGCGTGACGCGGCTGCTGCGCAAGTCCGACGTGTCCAAGCCACTCGGCCGCATCGACCCTTCGATCTACAGCGGCATGCTGCTGCCATGGCTGAACCGCAGCGCGCGCCAGCAGGTCGAAACGCCGGTTGTCGGCGACGGCCGCATCACGCGCGTCCTGTCAACCATGCGCTCGCGCGCCGGCGCCGCGCTGATGTTCGCCAACGTCAGCAACACGATCCAGCAGATCACCGGCCTGTCGTCGGCCATGGTGAAGGTGAAGCCGGCCCTGCTGATGCAGGCTGCCGGGCAGTACCTGACCAGCCCGCGCAAGGTTTCACGTGAAGTCGCGGCAGCGTCAGAGTACATGGCCGACCGCATGAAGAACGAAGTTTCGGCGATGAACGACGAGGTGGACAGGATCCTGCTGGATCCGTCGCTGTACGAGCGCGCCCAGGCCTGGAGCATGCAGCACGCCTACTTCATGCAGACCGCGGTTGACAACGTGCTGAGCCCCATCGTGTGGACCGGGGCCTACAACCAGGCGCTGCAGCAGGGCATGAGCGAACGCGACGCCGTGCGTTTCGCCGACGGCACGGTGCGCCAGACCCAGGGCAGCACGCTGCCCGAGGACGTGAGCCGCATCGAGACCGGGCGGCCTGAAGCGCGCGTCTTCACGCAGTTCATCGGCTACTTCAACATGATGGCCAACACCAACGCGACGGCGCTGCAGCAGATCGCGCGTGAGACCGGCCTGCGCAAGGGTGCCGGCAAGGCCATGCTGCTGCTGACCGTGGGCATGCTGATCCCGCTGTGGGTGGCCGAGGCCATCGCGATCGCCTTCCGCGGCGGGCCCGAGGACGAAGACAAGGACGGCGAGTATCTCGACGACTGGCTGGCCGCGGTGCTGGGCATGGGCACGATCAAGGGCATCCTGGCCAGCGTGCCGTTCATTGGGCAACTGGCCAATGCCGGCATCAACCGCACGAACAACAACCCGGCCGACGACCGGGTGTCGATGAGTCCGGCTATCAGCCTGTGGGAGGCTGGTGTTGGCGCGCCATCGTCGGTCTACAAGGCCATCGTCGACGACGGCAACAAGCAGAAGGCGGTGCGCGACGTGGCGAGCCTGCTGAGCATGCTCACCGGCCTGCCGTTCACCGCCGCGGCCAGGCCCATCGGCTATGCCGCCGGCGTGGCCGACGACCGCATCGAGCCGACCAGCGCGGCCGACGCGGTGCGCGGCGCCGTCACGGGCGTGGCCAGCCAGGACAGCCGAGCCCCGTAGCTGCGCCGTTTCCTTGTGCTCGGTGGCGCGCCGAAGAATGCCGCCACCCAGCACCAAAGAGCCGCAGCAGCATGACGGTCCCAGACACCACCAGGCGGGGCGGGCCGTTCGACGGCGACGACTCGGCCACCGAGTTCCCTTTCACCTTCAAGGTGTTCGAGGCCGCCGACATCGCGGTGGTGCTCACCGACAGCGACGGCAACGACACCACGCTGACGCTGGACAGCCACTACAGCGTCGAGCTCAACGCCGACCAGGAGGCGACGCCTGGCGGCACGGTGACCTACCCGATCAGCGGCGACCCGCTGGCCGGCGGCGAGGTCCTGACCATCATCGGCGCGCTGACCGTCGAGCAGCCGACCGACCTACCTACCGGCGGCGACTACAAGGCGCAGGTGGTCGAGGATGCGATGGACCGCATCGTGATGCTGATCCAGCAGCAGGCCGAGGCGATCAGTCGGGCGCTGGTGACGTCGCCGTCGAGCGGCGGCGATGGCCTCGCGTTCCCGGCCCCTTCAGCCAACAAGTTCATCGGCTGGAACAGCGCCGGCACCGCGCTGGAGAACAAGACCATCACGTCGAGCGGCCTCGACCTGGGGGCCGACTACGACTGGACCGGCACGCACCAGTTCAACGCCGGCAACACGGCGGACCCGGCGATTCTGGTGCCCACCTATCCCACCTTCCGCATTCACCGCACGAGTCCAGCTGGCGGCAGCGGTCAGGTGCGCTCGCCGTTCATCATCGACCACAAGGCCAGCGCCGACACCGACGCCTTCGAGTGGGGCCTGATCGTCAGGAACAGCAACTACGCCGACGACACCGCAGAGAACGTCGGCATCTATGGCCAAGCCTACAAGTACCACCTGAACGGCAACAGCTTCGCCATGGTGGCCGAGGCCAAGGACCTGAGCGGCGACAGCAGCATCGGTGTGCTGTGCGGCCTCGAGGTCGACCTATTCGGCAACGGCTCGAACGCGGCCTCGCGCGTTGGCATCCAGACTGTGCTGGGCAAGGGCAACCCGGGCGGCGCGCAGTTCGTGGCGCGTGCGGCGCACGAGATCGCGCCGTTCGGTCTGGACAAGAGCGCGGCCAAGCTGACCAACGCCATCGATATCCAGGCGAACTGCGACAACGCGCTGATCCGGCAGAGCAACACTGCGACGGCCGCCTATGCGATGGACTTCCTGAACGGCGGCGGCGTGACCGAGTTCATCCGCTTCTACAGCGGGAACATGCCGGCCTTCCAGCTGGTCGGCTCCGGGGGATCGTTGGGCACCTACGTCGGGCGCCTGAAGATCGACATCGACGACGTGACTTACTGGCTCCCCATCTATGGCTGACACCATCGAAACCCTGGGCCTTCGCGCCCAACTCGTGCGCACCCAGATGGAGGCGCTGCAGCTTCGCGCGCAGCTCATGCAGCGCGATCACCAAGCGCTGGCCGCCGAGCTGGGCCAGATCAACGCCCAGCAGCAGGCGCTGGCAGCGGCCGAGGCTGCCGCCAAGGCGTCGACGGTGGACGCGGAGACCCAGGCGAAGCTGGATCTGATCGCCACGCTGCCGATGGACAAACTGCCAAGCTACGTCACCCGGCAGGCGCAGAACGACGACGGAAGCCCCAAGCGCGACGCGGCCGGGCGGGTGATCCTGCTGCATCAGGACGGCACGCCGTTGTCGGTCATCGAGCGGGCCATCATCGCGCGCCAGGCAGAGCTGCGGGCCGCGTCTGGTGGCTGACGGCTGGCAGTCATGGCCGATGGCTTCAAGC